GAAACTGACGATTTACATCAGTTCTAAATATCTCTGGCAGTAGATCTACAGTACGACGTGTAGCCATTAGTAACCACCTCCGCCGCTGGTACCACTGCTGCCACTTCCGCCAGTACTGGCGTTTGTGGTGGCGGTAGTCACAGTGCTGCTGGCTGACCTTCCGGCTGTGCCTTGACCCATGGCCACAGGATAAAGGCCAGACACAGGTGTTTGACTTCTTATATTGCTTTGCGTAAGAGCTGTGATAATTTCAACATCTGCCACCGTGGCAGCACTGACAAAAATTTCATTGGGGGCCGAACGTATTTCATACAGGTCGCCAAATGACTTCAATGGATTGTATGGAACAATAACAACTGAACTGATGATGCTGCCTAATTTTTCATGCAGATAAGCTGCCAATTCTGAAAAGAAGAAACTGTCACCAAAGTCCCACTTGTCAATGGTAAAATAATCGTTAATGTAGGTGATGACCTGGCTCTTTATTTCACTGGCAGAAGCAGTGGTATTGGGAGCAGGCACAACCTTGATGGCAGCCTGTAGTTCAGGGGCTGCCTTTGCACCAAACAAGGGTTTGAACACAACTGAATTTAGAACCATGTTATCTGAGATCATCTTGTAGTCATTTAATCCGCTGTAGGCTGTAGTCAATTGACTAATTGTGGGCTGCGTTGGTTCTGGCACAGAACCTGTGGTGTCCTTGATGTAGTTTTGATAGGCAGTGTAATATTCTTGATTCAAAATGTATAAATCTATGATGTTGGTCACACCTGGATCGATCACATTGGTCAAAGGACTGTTGTGACGATACTGAAAGTACAGGCTTTGTCGACCTACACGGCTGATAAAATCAAACTGTTCAATCAAGCTGCGAGTTAATACACCGTCGATATTTTGAATCAGCAACGTAAAAAATTTCTGTTCACTATAGGCATAAAACACTTGACCATTTACAAATTCACTTTTGACCAGTTCAAGTGCATTTTTTGTTGCATAACTGCTGTTGACAACTCCTGGTGCCACTGGCAGGAAGCGTTCTAAATCGTCGAAGTCTGTGACCAGTTGCAGAAATACCAATTTGGCATTGGGGTTTATATTGGGATCAACAATTTCATCAAAGAAGTCTGGATTGTCAGCCACTCCGTCACCGTCACTGTCGCGATAGCTGACCACAACCTTATAGTCATTGACATAGCCGTCGCTTTCTACTGGTTGGGCAATGATCTCCATTACGACATCACTGGGCAATGGGAAATTGGAGTCTGGTAAACTGTTGGTCTTTAATACATTTACAAAGTCACTGATTATCTTGCCTGTTCTGCTGTCATATACTTTTTCACTACCATCAAAGAAAAATCTGGTTTCAATTACGCTGGCAAAAATATAGTCCAGGGCACGAGAAATCACAGTGTAGTTGGCAGGGTCTGTGGGAGTAGAGAAACTGACCAACCAAGATGCGTCAAGATTCAGTCCTGCTGTATTTTGAGCGTTGCTGAGGCCAAATTCACTGGTTGTATTCAAATTGGTACTGGTTATCAAGTACCATGTGCTGGTCAGGTTGTCGTAACCTAGGCCAAAGTCACGCGACAGTTCTATTTGTTGTATTATCTGTTGTTCAAGGCTGAAAGGAAGATCATCTACAAACTTGGGAATTACCAATTCAGCCAGTGCTCCGGTGGGCACAAAAGTATTGATGCCAACTGGTCCTGTGCCATCTGTCAAATTACCAAGACCTGTATTTGTTCCATCTAAAACCACAACAGATATTGTGGCCCAAATTTCAAGTTTTTCGTCTGCACGAGTAGGAGTACCAAGCACCAGGCGATTATTAGCATCAAAATAGTAACCTGTGGGCGGAACAAATTTGATCAAACTGCCTGGTGTAATATACTTGGCATTGTTGCTGGCATAACTGCCAATAAACTGCGGTGCCAGAGAGTTTGTGTTGTAAAAATATCCAGAGGTTTCATTCACCATGGTGGTGCTTTGATTCCAGGCCAGATCAATAACAGACAGACTGGGTCGTGGAAAATTGGCATAATAAAACTGCAACATGCTGCGATCTGTCAATAAAGGTTCCACACTGTTGGTGATCACATCCACAATGTCATTGCGGTTGAACCAGTCAAATTGAAAGCTGGGCAGAAGATTTTCCTTATACAACAGGCCGTCGCTGGCAAAGATGTTGGTGCTGGAATATTTGCCAGTTATGTCATTGAGATCAATGTAACGAGTGGTACCTGTTGCTGAACGTGCAACAGCCTTACTCTTGAGAATATTGTTGTATTGAGTAAACGGAAAGTTGTTGTAGTCCTCGCCGTTGACCATTCTGTTCTGTGTGTAATACCGTGCAGGTGCACGTTGTTTGATTTCCTGTATGGTTTCACGCGGCTGAGCATTTGAAACAGGATTAGTGATGCCACAGGTAAAGGTAGCAGTTTCTATTCGACCATATCTGCTGATATAGCTGATGGGGATGACCACACTTTGCATTTCTTCTGTGTTGATGATGTACTGCAGGCCGTTGCTGGCACGCACATAATTGCGAAAAGTGCCCACAGGAGTTTCTGCAAAAACACCATCGCCAAATGTGAGAGTGATCTGATCATTCACGCGACTGGTGATACTGTAGATCTTGCGTTGGTTAGGGGCCAACTGTTCTACAGCAGCAGAATATATGTTTTCAGTAAACAACCACTCGCTGGCAATAGATCCTATGTCATCCAATTGATACAGCCAATAGTCTTCGTTGTTGACACCTTCTATATTGATGTTGACTGTGCGATTGGGAATGGCTTCAGTGAGATTAAAGTCTTGATCCTGCAGTACACCTTGCTTGAACAAGAAGAAAAATCCTGTGTTACCAGATCCAAATCCCAGTTGATCATTACGAAACAGTATGTTAAAGGCACTACTGGGTTTGGGTGCAGGTTCATACACATAATCTCGACCCTGGCTGGTTCCGCTTATGACTTCAAACGGCATGTTGATTCCGTCAATGGTGGCAGTGTAGGGTATCACAGGCAAAAAATTTGGAATAAAATTGATTGTGTATTCGTCAGTGCGAATACCCAATATGTCTTGTCTGTTGCCAGGACGTCCAATTTTCTGGCTGTCAATCAAGGCAGCATTGATGATGTAGATAAATTGTTCTTGCCAGTTTTCGTTGGTGGGATCGTTCCAGTTTACTGTGACATTTGATAAATTCACACCATTGAAGTCTGTTATGCTTTCTGTGGTGGTCACTGCAAACACCTTGAGAAAGCCCTGTGATGCCTGATTGCGCTTGGGTGTGTAACTGACCAGGTTGGCCAATCTGACCACACTGTCACGTCGTTCTGCTGTGTCTAAGAAGTTTTCTCTGGCATTGAGATCATTGCGAAAGGCCAGGGCCTGACCCATGAATGCCATGACATCCAGGATAGCAATAAATTCTGACGATTCAATGTAGTCATTGAATGTCTCAGGATAGTACAAACGCAGATAATCTATAAAACTCTTGCGAAGGGTCTCAAAATCATAGCTTTGAAAGTCAGCTTCGCGGTAGGTCTGATACAGACGCTTCCAGTCTTCAACTCCAAATATTGCTGTTTGTCGTGCAGTCTTGGCCATAGTGTCTCTTGTAGTCTATTATTTATGGCATTTAATAACCGCGTACTTTTAGATGTAGCTGGCTCTACGTGATACTTGATCAAAGAATATTGCCAGTCTTTCTGCTGTGCTGCTGCCCACTACCTGTACAAACATTTCTATTCTGATACCGTTGTCTTGCGGATATATCTGTACATCCTGCACAACAATTCTGGGGTCGCCACCAGCTACACGCTGAAGCTCTGTAATCATGGCCTGTTCAGTTTCTGTGCTTTGATTTTCAAACACAAAACTCCAGATAGTGGTGCCATATTCTGGGCGGCCTGGCAGTTCTCCCTGTTGTATGTTCAGGGCATTTGACAGGTCGCGTTTGATCAATTCAAAGTCCAACAAGGTAAACTTCTTGTACTGATTGATGGTGTTAAATCCAATAAATGTGGTCATACAAATACTTATCCTTGTGGCTGTGAGCTATTATCTGGTTAGTCTACCCAAGACATTTTTGTTGGCAACTAACTTTGCTTCTGCAGCAATTTCTGCATCAATCTGAGCTTGTGACTGGATGCCAGTTGTTGGTGTAGTGGTAGTAGTATTGGTTCCAGATCCCAAATCAACCTTGGCCAGTTCTGCTGCTCCATACTCGTTGCCAGCTGCTGCGCCAATACGTGCTGCTTCCCTTTCACTGTTGCCTTCGGACATGGCCTGATTGAATGCTGCTGTTCTTACTTCTTGTTGACCTTTTGTAATGTCAATACTGATTGTCCGGTAATTGGGAGGCTGTACCTTGGCATTGCCAATCACATCCACCACAGCAGTGTTGATAGGTGCACGATTTACTGTGTCAATAATGCCGGCAATTTTGACAGGTCGTTGTCCTTGAATGCCTACAAAAATATTCACAGCATTGCTTAGGATACTGGCAAACTCACTGTTCTTGAAAACCTTGCTGATTTGATTCACTATGGCAGCGTTGGCCTGTCCCTTGGCCCAGT